TCAAACCATCGCCGACATAACAGGTTATTCAAGAATTACCATCATAAGAACAATTAAACAACTTTGCGCGCTTCACTTAATTACGAAACGTCAAGAAAGGCTTTCAACTTCTAATAATTATGAAATCAATCTCGAACTTGTAGCTTCGGGTGGTATCATAGAGATACCAGAGGTGTTGACTGTGAGTCACCAGGCTAGTGATCCTATGACACTAGAGGTGCTCAATTTAGAGAGCAATGAAGATGTGCACAAACCTGTGGATAACTGTTCAATTCCATCTGTGCCTAGTATCACTGTGATACCAGAGCTAGTATCACAGTGTCACCAGACTGGTATCACTGTGATACCCAACCAAGACCAATTAACAAAACCACTTAGTAACAATAGCGAAGTGGAGACGAAGCGGAAGCCTCAGCGTACGCTTTCGGCTCCCACTTCGGGAGAACAAGAAAGAAAGGGAGAACAAGAAAGAAAGATTGAAGAGATATCGGATTCGAACGGCCTTGAGGCCTCTCTCCCGATCTCTCAAATTATTGCGGATCAGAATCGAGCCGCCCTCGAAACTTTTGGTGAGGTGGTAGACGAAATTTGGCCTAACAGGTCTTGGGCTGAGTCTAAACAAACTGGGTCGGGTAATTTGCATCTTGGGTCGTCCGGCCTAGCGGCCTCCCTCCGGGACGAAGACCTTGAGAGAATCCGAGAACACTATGGCATCAACGCGGAAGAATTTTTAGAGAGCTTGGAGGCAACCACATGGAACTGATGACGACACCGACCGATCCTACAAAATTTCTTCACTCGATGGAACAGGTCTTGCTTGGAAGACTCCTGTTGCAAAACGAGGAGTTCTTCAAGCTAGACGTCCTCGAGCCCGAATTCTTTTGCTCTGAGGCCCACGGTAATATCTTTCGGGAGATGAGCCGGGCCATAGGCGCCGGTGAATCGTTCACCCCGGTAACTGTCAGCAATGCCTTAAGAACCGATATCGAGTTCAACAAGATTGGGGGTTACAAATACCTCATCGACATTTCTGGCAACGCTGTGGTGCTTCATGAACCAACAAGCCATTACGGGGAAACTATCGTTGCGCACTACAAGGACCGCTTGCTTCTCAAGTACGCTGACGAGCTTCGCTACGTCGCTGAACTTGAGCAAGGCAAGTTAACCGTCGAAGAAATCCGAATGAAGGTTGACGCTGAGTTCCCAGAGTTCCAAAAGCTGGACAGCAAGAAGCGAAAGGTTCTTGCGCCAAAGGATAGCTTTGACAAAATCCTTGCAGAGATGGAAGAAGTCCACAAAAACCCAGACGTCAACAAAACCATCCGAACGGGTATCAGGTCATTCGATGCCTTGTCGGGTGGCTTCCAACCAGCCACGTTGAACGTGCTGGGTGGCAGACCCTCCATGGGCAAGACCGCTCTTGCGCTCACCATGGCGAACAATTGCTCAAAGGCTGATATCCCCGTGGAATATTATTCCCTTGAGATGACAGCCGACCAGTTGCGCAAGCGTCTGTTGGCCATGGCCACAAAGACGCCTTTGCATTGCATCACGGAAAATAAATTCACGACCCAGCAGATTGTCAACTTTGCGGAAGCCTCACGAATCTTGCAGAGGAGGCCGTTCTTCATCGATGACAGCCCAGGGCTAACCCTTGAAAACATCGTCCTCAAAATCCGCAAGTCAGCACAAGCCGGAGGAAAGAGGCTCATCATCATCGACCACCTCCACAAGATTAAAACCAGCATTCAGAACGCCGTCAGGATGAACGAGCTTGAACACATCACAAACGTCCTAGTTGAACTGGGCAACGAACTCGAATTGCCAATTCTCGTTCTAGCCCAGCTTAGTCGAGCCTCAGAAACCCGAGATGAAAAAAGACCCATGCTATCCGACCTTCGGCAATCCGGCTCTATCGAGCAAGATGCCGATACGGTCTTCATGGTCTATCGGGAGGAATATTACCTTGAGCGAAGTATGCCGGACTTAGCCGATGCAAAATACAAGGAATGGGAAATCAAAATGAAGCTGGCAGCGAACCGCTTGGATATCGATTTGCTGAAGAATCGACAGGGCCCGATAGGAAGAGCCTCTGTCAAATTCGACAAATCAACGACGCATATCACGGAGTGGTAATATCCGACCAAAGGGAAAACTACGATCTGTTTGAAGGAGAACGGGTTTATTGGCCGGATAATGAAAGGTAACATGGGATTAACCCTCATGCAATGCTTATTTTCTGAGCATTTCGACTAACCTATTGATGGTTAATAGGTATATCTCAGGGAAAGGGGTTATCCCCAGGGTTAACCACAGAAATTGTGGATAAATTTAAATTACCCTTGATGTACTTTTTGTGTTGACATACTGTCCCAAGTATCGTATAAATTGATAGTAAACAACAGGTAGGAGACCAAACAATGTTACGAATTATCGAAAAGAGTACGCAGCGGCATAAGGCCCTTGCACATTCTAACACCGCAGAGTGCGGCTTAATCTGGACAGCCAAGGACGAAGATGACTTCTTCCTCAAGATAGACACCATCATCAGCGCGATTCCATCCCACGAGATCTGGGACTCGCACACCCCAGAGGAGATCATCCAGAAGGAACTTGACATGAGCCTTCAAGACTTCCAACTTGAGCGTCAGCATCAAGGGGGAAGCTATCTCAACCTCGATGAGGTCGACGTGAAGAACGCCATAGCCTACGGGGATGCTATCGGTTGGTTTGTGCCGCTATACCGGGCTGACTTCGATGAGAATCGGGATGAGGGGATGTATGATCCCACACCCATCACGAAGTTTCAGGCTTACAAGCTTTTCCTGGAATACGTTTCCCCGGGAGCTATCATCGTTAATTGCCAAGAGCCGGTGATAAACGATCATGAAAGCGAGTTCATGGATGCATTGAAGGAATCCATTTCTCGTGGTAAGAAGGGATTAGCCAACATCGACGAAGGGTATCTTCACCGCTGGATGCTTGAGGAAAAGGTAAAAATGCTAGAGAAAATATTGTTCGAAGTCGATAACGAAGATCACTTTGGAAATTATGGGGAGAGCCGACATGACTGACCTGGTCGAACAAGAACGCGTCGTTATCGTCGCACAGAAGATGCTGGAGGGCATCCAAGGCGATGAGATAGGGGTTTGCCTACAAGGAGCCGTCATGGCCCTCCTGAAGGTCTCTAAGACGTTCCTGAACGCTATTCCCGAAAGGAATGTACGTCAGTCGGTAGCCGACAGCCTCATGAATGACATAAAGGACAACCTTGACCGCATCATTTTCGATGGATGATGAGAGGCAACTTTACCTCTTCTACTTCATGATGACCATTGGCGCTATCATCATGCTCTATAGCCTTTCCATCGATTTATTATTCAGGTGGTGAAGATTTCTCTTTACCTTTGATGGAACCCGTGTTACTAATAATTCATGCACAACTTATCCAACTGGCCTCTTTACGGAGGCCAATTTTTCTTGTAAGTTGTGACATGCGCGCACCATGGCGTAACCGTGTTGAAAAGCGGCGTGCCGGCATTGCTTCCTACCTGTCGTGAGTCGGCTGAGAGCTTGGGCTGTCAACATCCCTGAACAGCGTGGTCTCTATAGGACTAGATGTGGGTTCGAATCCCACTGGTGCGCGTGCCAATTTCGTTGTAATGTAACTCCATAACCCTTGAACAAGGTTATACGATACTCCAAATGTAACTCTCGAAAACCCCCGTTTACCGATATCTACGGGGGTTTTCTTGTTGTATTTGACCTATTCCTCAATTGTGCTAATCTTAAAATGGACTTGTGCGTTATAGGAGACATCCATGGATATTGATAAGTTATTAGCGACCCTCCAACAAGCTGAAGGTGAAGTCCTTCACGTCTACAAAGACTCATTGGGCTACGACACAATCGGTATCGGTCATCTCATTAAGGTCTCAGAGCGTGGGATGTATGATGGCGGCATTACCCATGAGCAAGCCCTAGAAATCCTCCAAGCCGACCTACAACCTCTTTTGACTCAACTTTCTGTAACTTTCTCGTGGTTCAATGATCTCGATGATGTGCGTCAACGCGTCATCACTGAGATGGCATTCAACATGGGGCTTCATGGTCTCTGTCAGTTCCACAATACCCTTAAGGCTGTCGAAGATGGTCGCTATGATGATGCAGCCAATGGCATGTTGGCAAGTCTGTGGGCAAGTCAAGTCAAAGGCAGAGCCTCGCGAATGGCTCAAATGATGTCATCGGGTGAAGATCCCTCATAGGAGGCATGATGAAAACATTTTGGAAAATCGTTAACTGGAAACTTCTACTCGCTCTTGTTCTTGCCGTCGCGATGCTGTTCGGCCCCAAATGGCTTGGGCGCGATATTATGACCTTTGAGCGCGTGATGCAGCTGCCCGTGATTGACCTCAATGGTGAAGCCGAGGAAGAAGAAAAGCCAGCGGTTAATAATTCTCATACGCTTGTGTTGCCACTGCCGCCTAAGTGTGAATGCGCACCAAAATGTCCGTGTGATTTGAATGATGTGATGAAGGCAGCTAGTCAGCTTCGATCAACGTAGCGCAACTGATAGCCCTGAGATGTCGTACACTCAATCAACAAGTTGGTCTTTTCTAGCTCATCCCTGAGCAAGCTTATCTGAACACGCAAAGCATTGAGGTTCGTTTTTTTAGGAAATGAAAGGTTGTCGATGTGGTTAAGCAATTTAGCATGACTCACGATTTTATCAAAATTCATGGCTAGTCTGTAGAACACCATGGTTTGTGTCTTGCCGAGGCGAACTTTCCAGCCGTTGCCTCGGATGTATCTATCAGCCGGATCAAAGGTGAAACTCTCCTCGACTATAGGCAAGAACTCCTTGGTCTCCAGGATTGCCGCAAACAGGTCGCTGTTGGCTTTTATATCGCCAGGACTACATAAGTAGTAGATCTCCTTCAGACGTGTCTCTAGAGCCTTTATTTCGCGTTTAAAGCTAGGCTGCTTTTCGCTAGAGACGTTCGACGAGATATTGTCCGGCATACCTATAGTTCCTAATGACCATCAAATGACGTTGACGCTTGTGCTTGAAAAGCCTTCTCAAGAATTTAAACATCTATCCCTCCTTGTCTCTACAGTTTATCACATCTTGTAGCCTTTCACACTTTTATTTTGATGTCCTTTATGTTACCGTCCTTGAAAGGATAGGTCATGACAAAGCGTAAAGTTAAGTATACCGACGACGATATTTTGACCACAAAAGAGGTGACGACTTACCTCAATGTGAGTCCTGTAGCTATCAGTAAGTGGCGCCAGAAGGGATTTGACATGAAGTGTGCGAGAGTGGGGAACAAGTGCTTCTATTACTTCAGAGACGTCAAGGAATTCATCGAGATGATGACAAGGCTGAGGGAGGATAAGAAATCCTACCGGCGAAAGAAAGGCGTAGACGGCCTACAGGCTGAATGCTAGGCTTAGACAAAGTCAGAGACGAATCCCCCTGGCTCTAGCCCCGGAAGCCCCAGATTCATCCCTGGGGCTTTTCGTTAGGAGTCACACATTCTCCACCCAAGAAAACAAACCATTGAAATCAATATATACATCATAGTTTCCTTCATGATTTTCTTCCCCTTATCATCTATCAGGCCAGATCCATTCAAGCGTCGTTACAAACCACATAAGACATAATAATGCAACTTTCTCTTGAAAACCCCGCATCTCACCCTGCTGGGTTTTTCTTAAGAATCACCAAAAATACTATAAAATACAAACCAAACCCAAAATATTAATATTACTACTTCTAATAATTCCATGACTTGTCTCCTTCATGCGGTATTAATGACATGAAGGGTAATGAAAGTCAATATATCATTTTGAAGCCCATGGAACATCCATCTCAATAGTAGAGATTTTCGTTTAATCGTCTAAGGCACAAACAAAACACCAAAAACATACCATGATGATCAAAGTATACATATAAGCCCTAACCTAATTCCGGTGAGGAATCATCAGAATATTCAACCATCAATTCTATAAAACGAATTAATAAGTGAAACAATAAAGAAATTGTAAAAAGGAAAATCGCGAAATATGAGAAATTGCACATAAATAAAGATATTACATGTAGAACTATTGTTATTACGATTTTTCCTATTATTTTCATTTCCTACCTCCTGCGTCAACACTTAATGACATAAAAGGTAAAGTATGTCAATATCTATTTTTTTTCATTTTCTTTCTTTGCAAGCTCTAGATCATGCTGGAATGTCTTAACTTCCGTTGCTAACGTTTTGGACAGTTCACCGACATTCTTTGGGTAATTCCTGATTATCTTCTCAATCTGGCTAAGGCTCTTAGCTTTCATCCCTCGGTCTATCCATGTGATGAATTTAGGATTTGCCAACAATTTGCTTGTGACAGCTCTTCCACCTAATAGGCCCGATGCCATGATCATTAATTCCGTTGGATTGCCTGCCAAAGCACTCCATGTTGCATGTGTGCCTTCAAGGACCAATGCGCCCAATCTATTGTGATATGCTGTATTTGAGGTATTTGCCTCGGCTAGAGTCTCTTTTATATTTCCTATAGCCTTAGCAATATAATCAACCCTCTTTCTATTTTCTGCAGTCATTCCAGAGAGAAGAATTTCCTTCGCATCTTTTCCGAGAGAACTATATTCCTTTGCCCACTTGTTCGGGTTGAATTTCCCATCAACGCCTCGACCAAGTTCACCAATTATGGCCTTTGACATGTTTTCGCGCTCTTTAGGATTGAGACCTTCCATGACGATTCTTGGTTTGACGCCAGAATTCTTCAGGTTTCCAACCAAGTCCTTAAAGGCCCCTACATCACCCTTCATAACTTTTTTATAAATCTCATTGATCGCTGGAACTTCACCTTTGGCATATTGAGCATAGAGGGGGCTGACTTCTTTCCAGTTCTTATATGCTTTCTCACCTAATTCAGCAAATTTAGGGCCCATGCCTTCTTGTATAGCCTTAGCTATGCTGCCAGCATATGTTTTGAGTTTTCCTTGAGACTTTTTACCTATTAGGCCGTGAGTCGATATCATATCCTCAATGGCATCAATGGCATCCTTAGCCTGTGAATAAGGAACATTCCCACCATATTTTTTATATAAAGAATTGCTAGGACCTCCATTTATGAAATCCGAAGGATAAATTAGCTTTAGGGTTTCAAGATCCATTCTTGCCCCATGCTCAATAGATGTATTTCTTAATTTGATGTACTCTTTGCCAACTGGCGAATTAAGGAAATCTTTAGACTGTGTGCTTGTCTTTATGTTTCTAGTGAGATTATCAACGATGTCATCTACAGGCTTAATACTTACATCTTGATTCTTCATTTTATTGATATCGGCCTCGACTTCATCAAACTTAGGGCCAAATTCAGATTGTTTCTTTTGCTGATAAGACTTAGCGCCTTTGCTGACAAGTGAAGCGGCTTCGGTTCTCTCCATGGGAAGACCATTGGCTTCTTGGCCTAATCCTTGAAGGATTTTTTCATGTCGCGATTTCGTCAAGGTAGTGATTGGCTTCCCGACGTAAGGAATCTTCTCGGCACCCGTTGTAAGGGTTTTCAGATAAGGAGATGAGCTAACGTCAGATAGAAGCGGGTGGAGGCCGGCTTCCTTAAAGTGCTTAACCTTTTCAGGAACAACATTGAGAGCCTTTCCAGCCATAGCGCCTATGTTTTCTTTAATCCCCTGCTTATAGGTTTGCGGTCCATTCTTCAAGAAAGCATGTGTGTTCTTTGCCAGAGCAGGTATTAAAAGTCCAGGAATGGATCCGTATGCCATAGCGCCGAAAGTATCCCCCGGATTCTCGTTGATATAGTGCTGCATGGCGGCTGATGTAGCACCTTGAGCTGCTATATTGACTGGCTTTAAGGCATTCGATTGAGTAAGGAAATTACCTGCTCCTTTGACCAAGGAAGGCACGATTCCTTTCCCCTTCATAGTTGCTCCGGCAACTTGAGCAACTTTACCCATAGCTCCTCCCAGAGGCATTCCAGAGATAGTCCTAACTCCGGACTCCATAACCTTGTCTTCCGGCGTCTGGGGTTTAGTATAGTCTCCTGTTGCCGTATCAATAGCGGGGATAATATCCTCAGCCATTGGCTTTAATCGCCAATTAGAACCCGCAGCCTCTGGGGCAAGATTTATAGCTTCACGAACGGGTGTCAAAACAAAATCTGCTGCATCAAGTAGGCCACCTAATGTATTGCGAGCGCCCATTGCCATACCACGCATTCGATCCTTTTTATTGTCATATTTCGCTATTTGAGCCGTTGGTGAAGCTTTCCTTCTTT